TTTCTTTCATCAAAAGTTTCCATATATTCATCCCAACTTCTACCATATTTTTTTCTTTCTTTCTTTTTAACCTTACCTTTTATCCAACCATCCGACAATAAATCAGTTTTCAATATTCTTTTATTTTGTATTCCGTTATTAATCCACATAGATTGTGACATATATTTTCCTGCTTTTTTACCGCCTATTGACGAATATTTTTTCTTTTCTTCAATAGAAAGAGCAAACAAACCAGTTTTATTTTCATATGACCTTTTACCAGTCATACTTGATATTTCTTTTATTATTTCTTCTTTTGATATTTGAGATGCTAATCCCCGATAAGCAATATAATCTTCTTTGTTTCCCCATAATTTCCAGTTACAATAATGAAACATAGTATGGCAAGTTCTAGAAATAGTGACCATATTATCAAATTCATCAGTACCTCCTTTATATTTTGGTACTATATGATGCTTATCAAATAAACCTTCTTTTATACCACTCATACTTATAATAGGACTGTCCTATTTATTTATTTATATAAGTTTTATTAAAAAATAGGCGGACCGGGAATTGAACCCAGATTGAGCCCTTATAAGGAGCCTCTTTTACCATTAAAGTACCCGCCCAGAAAATCCTACGGTTTATGATGCCTCGTTGTTTAACTCAGTGTGTATTCGTATGAGGTCATCATCCGCAGGTATCATAACCGCTGCTTGTCCATTCTCGTTAATTATACCTAAATGCTCTCCATTTTCAACTCGTTCCATCAGTTCTTCAAACCTCTCTTGAAACTCTTCCACAGTGAAAACTTCCATTTTTGTGTTTTTATTTAGATGTATTCTTGACCCTTGATGGCGAGGTCAGCATACTCAATCTGCTCAGGGTCAAGTTGAGCGGTGACAACTTCCAGCACGTTCATAAACTCATCTACAGTGTCACACTCAACCAGGCGTTCGCTTCCCTGATCGCTCAGAAGAAGAAAACTACGAGTGCAAACATCAATCACAATGCCCTGAACGGTTTCTTGTGCAGTGCTCATTTGGTGGTTCCGTTGATTACCCCCATATTATAGGGTGTTCTGGGCACGGTGTCAAGTCTTCATAATGAAAGCCAAAGCAAAATATGGTGGACGGTTTTCGTGGAAATTATCCCCACCAGTAGATCCGGTGTTAATGTTAAATGTTGTTCTATTTTCTGGACCACCTGCCTGATCCTGTTCTGGACCACTACCAGGCCATTGAGCTCCTCCACTGTGAGTGTGTGAAGCAAGTTCTGCAATTGTTAATTGATGGGCAATTTCACCACCAGTTGCTCCAACACTTGGTGATGTTTGACTATTTGTAAATGTTTGGGCACCTGTTGTCGCATTAAAACTCCAAGTATTTGTTGTATCAGTCCCAGCTCCAACAATAAATCTAGATCTCAAATCTGGTGTTCCATTTGAACCATTACAAAGTGCCCACCCTGTTGGGATATTTGCAATAGTTCCAGACCACATCACAATGACTCCTGTTGGAATAGAAACAATACCTGTTAGATTACTTCCATCACCATAATAAGTTGTAATACCAGAAGTTGCAGTAACAATTCCTGATGAAATTTGAACTGTTCCTAAAGTAGAAACTCCAGAAACACTTAAATTTTGTGCGGATAAACTAGTGGTCGTAGTAACTCCAAGAGTTGATTTTCCACTAACAGTTAGATCTGTTGAAAAATCAAAATTTAAATTACCTCGAATATTAACATTTCTATAAAAAGTTACATCATTATTAAAATAAGACTCTTCACCATAATACTTTGCCATCTTATGTCACCACGTCTACAACAGTATCCACAACAGTATCAACAAGACCTGCAAGTAATCCATCGATTAAATCAATTCCTATAAAACTTCCTTTGAAAACTTGTTTTGTAAAATCTTTTCCCAATAAAGATATTAGGTTACCACTTGTTCCTTTTACATCACATTTTTGACCGTCAATCATAATACGACCAGAACCAGATTTCATGCTAATATTTCTTCCTGCTTTAATATGAATATCTTGTTCTGCCTCCAACATAATATTGGTAGCATATACTCTTACCATTCCATCTGCGGTAATTTCAACATTTCCATTTTTACCTATAATAACAACATCTGGTCTACCTTGTTCATTTTTTTCTCCACCAACAATTTGTAGTGAATGATCATTATAAATGCTCATCAACCCACCACTACTCAAACTAATGGATGATTGATTGTCTCCACTATCAGTTACACCATAAATTTTATAAACATCTTGTCCTGTTAATCCCATTTGAGGATTAGCAGTATCAATCCTAAAATTAGGATTATAACTTGTTAGTTGTCTTTTATATACGTTTTTCTTTCTTGGTGCCATTTTATATTGGACAATCGATTGATGTTTGAAGTTCGCCAGTGAACTTAGAAGCACCTAAGACTGGACGAAGAATTGCTCCAGATCCAGTATTTGAAATAACGCTAAGAACTGGCGAACTGTCGATAATGTTATTTAGAGGTGTGACTTGATAGATACGACCATCAACAATTTGTGAATCATAAGAATTTCCAAGATCATCTGTAACTTGAGCATCCTCATATCCACTTCCACCATCCTCAACAAGAACTTGTAAAACAGAATATTCTTCAATATCTCCTACAGAATAGTTTTCACCCTCTGAAACAATATAAATTGAATCAACTTCACCATCTTTTATAATTGACCTTGCAACAGCACCGTATCCCTGATCGTTATCATCAATAATTTCAATAAATGGTGGGAATCTGTACCCAGATCCAGGATTTGTAACTTGAACTCCAATTACACTGGCAGTAGTATTTCCATTTGAATCTGTAACTAGATTTCCAAAGATAGGAATTGCTGTTGCTCCACTGCCACCTCCACCAAAAATGTTAATAATTGGCGGCGCAGCAAATTCTAATGCTCCAGTAAAACATTGTTGAACAGAATTAATGTCAACACCTGAATTAACTATATTTGCAATGCTTTGAACAGATTCAAATGTATCCGCCATTGAACTTGCCAAAGTTGAAACAGATCCAGAAGGTCCTCCACCAATTGTCCATTCATTAACAAGTCCTTTAAAGTCGTCAAAATTTTGATTGCAAGCAAATCCAACTCCAAATTCCGAAAGTAATCCAATTCCTTCTCTTAAAATATTTCCAAGATCAAAGTCTTCAAAGAATTGAAGTAATTTTATAACACCATCTAAAGGTCCGCTCATTAAATTTTCAAGAACACCAATGATTGAATCTAAAAGTGATCCAGCAAATTGATCTGCTGCACAACTCACAAATCTATCAACATTGTCAACAACAGAATTTAAGATCTCTGCTACAACACTTTTAAGACCTTCAATTGCAGCACCAGCGATACAAGAAAATGCATCTTCTAATGCTTTAACTGGTATGACCATTGCTTGTTGTGCTGCAACTCCACCAAGATGTGCTGCAACAGGATTGGCGGTTGCTGCAAGAATCTGAGCAAATACTGATTTATATAATAAATCTAATCCCTCTTTCAATAAACCTTTTAATCCTGGAAATTTGCCGCCCTTATCAGTATTTCCATTAATTAAAAAATCAAACATTCCACCAATAAAATCATTGCAATAAGTCACAATTGCATTAGCAGCTTTATCAATTTCTGCTCGTATTCTCTCAAGATCTCCCTGAAGTTTTTTAATTTTTTTTAATAAGTTTTCAACTCTTGATTTAATTTTATCAATTTGAGTATTTTTAACAGTATTCGCTAATGGAACTTTATCTCCTATAGCATCATTCTCTGGAACTATTTTTTCTCCTACTTTTTGAGATAATTGTTTTGCTTGTTCAGGAGTAATACTTTGTGGAGTGCGATTTGAATTTTCTTTTGGTTCATTTGATTCTGAGTTTGAACCTCCAGATGGTGTTAATTTAACACCTTTAGGAATTAAATCCGAACGACCAGTAAATGCTTGAAACGGAGATTGAAATGTTATAGAAGGAACAGAGTCACTTCTCCCAAATGTTGCAAGAATAACTGGAATCTGAGCGTTATCACCATCTAAAAAGAATCCAAGAACAACATCACCAGGTTGCAGTTGAACACCAGTAGATACGTTTGCTGCACCACTTCCTGCTGTTGTTGGAATTAATGCTTGTGCCCATGGCAAATCTTCATTAGGAAGTTCTGCCTCACTATAAGGATGATATCCAATAATACGAACTTTATAACGATTTCCCCATCCACCACCTTCTACTTGTTTCCCCATTGATGAGATGGGAGGAATCTGACCGATCCACCAACGGAATCCATCTCTACCAATAAAATGACTTTGTAGTAAGGATTGATCTAACATTTATACTTTTCTTGCCTCTACATTAACTCCAAATGTGTCTCTGATTAACTTCATTGACGTATATGAATTTTCAGTGTCAAAATGATGACACAACTCCTTAATCATATATAGACCGCTTTGCTCCTTGTCAAATTCTTTTGCATTTGATTGAGAAATTTTAGGAAAATTACACTGAATAATATCACCTGCTCGTAAATTTGTATTTGATGGAACCATAATATTAACTGATTGTGTAAACAAAGTATTGTATCTCATCAATGACTGTGATTGATATAGTCTTGGATCTGAATTTTGATCTGTAGATGCATCCTTTTCCATCGTTCCAATATCAAGAACTGCGGTAATAATTCTTGTTGGAACATCGCCTAGAGTTTTATCAGATCCTTCTGATAATGGAGGGAGTTTGAATTGATTGCCAAGATTTTTTGTTTTACCAACATAATCACTTTGTCTAAACAATCCTTCTTCTGGTTTTGAAAAAGAAAAATTTAAAGGATTGAAAAACATTCGATGACTTGCATATGTTCCTAATCTGAGTTTTTCAATTAAATTTTGATTTTTATCCGTATAATAATTCAGAATTTTGAAATCATTATTGACTTTTTTATCATCTTCATCATAAGATTCTTGTGCTTCTGTGTAAGTATAAGTTGCCTTTGGTGTTTGTAGCATCAAATCATCAAGAGATCTAAATTGAAAACCATCTTGAGTTTGATAAAAAACAAATCCTGCGGTTGCACTTCCTGAACTCTCTGGAACTGCTTTTGATGCTAACCACACTAAAACTGTAAATGGTTTTCTTAAATTACCAATAAAACCATATTTGTTAGAAGATTTATCAAGTTTTCCTATCTTGTTTGTTTTCAGAGTATCTTTTAAAATTTTTTCTACTGAATCGCTAATTTTTAAAGATGTTGGAAACTTTGTTCCTACTCTGGTTGTTTCATTTGTGATTGCTTCTCTTGAAACCAGATGGAGTGTAAAACTTTCTCTGTTTGTTTCGGAAATAACATCAGTGATACTCGACACATAAAAATAATCATCAGACTTTTTAGAAAAATCTAAACCAGGATTTGTTGATGAGTTACCTGCAATTTTTAAAGATAGTCTTTCACCACCTCTAAGTGGAAGACCATTGTAAATAGATTGTCTATCACCATCTTGATTATCTGCTGGAGCGATTACGTTTCCGTTATCAACTACTTTAACTTTAGCAGTAATCGTTGGTGAAAATATATCTTCATAATATTCAAATGCAATTACACCTGTTGTCAAATCAATCGTTCTCGACTTATCATTTGATTCTAAAATTAATTCTTCGTATATGGACTTTTTAATTGACATTATAGATACGCTAAGTCGATTAGAAGTTTATTCTTGATGAAATTATTTAACAACTTAAATTCACTGATTGTTGGAGTGTATGATGGTTGTTGTGCAGATGGATATGATACCTGAGAAATTTGTGGTTGAGTATCATCAATGATCATAATTTGAGATCCTTTTCTTTCTGGCGTCATTGCAGAAGCAGGTTGTTGTCTTGACTGTGGTGATATTTGTGCTGATGATGGACCTCGTTTTTTCAATGGATGATTTCTTAACCAAGTTCCAGGATCCTCTAATGAAGTAAATTGTCCATTCGATTGTGGTGGAGTATTAGATATTTCCCAATGTAAATGTGGTCCTGAAGATATACCAGTACTTCCAACATATCCCATTAATGTTCCTTGACTTATTGTATCTCCAACTCTTACAGCTGGCGCTTTTAACATATGTCCAAAAAAGTGATACGCACCATAAATGTCATCTTTCCAAACTACCCAGTTTCCATATCCAGCAGATGAAGAAGTTCCGTCCAAACCAATGTGAGTAACTTTACCAGGAAAATATGCATACAAAGGAGTTCCAGATGGAGCTGCTAAATCATAACCTTTATGGTAACTATTTGTTGATGGTCTATATCCTTTACCAGATGTTATTACTGCGCCAGATCCAGGTTTAAATGGACTATATGGAACGCTTAAAGGTATTCCTCCTGCTACAGTTCCACTTGTTCCCCTCACTGCAGCAAAATTTGTCGATAATGGAGTTTGTGGGGTTGCTGTTGGTCTCTGTTGCTGCCCAGATGAAGATTTAAAATTCTTTATAAATTCATTATGAACTTTTCTTCTAGTTGAATAAACACCTTTACTTGGATTTTCCCAATTTCTCATCCAATCATCTGCTGCTTCCTCTGGCGAGTTAAATTGTTTTTTCAAATATAGCGGAGTATTTTCATCTTTTGTTAAGGCATAATTTATTTGTCCTTTCCAATTCGTCTTATAATCTGGAACTGATTCTAAAAATCTTCTTTTTCTAGATGGGTATGAATATTGAAATAATCCCACTCCCTGTTTAGTTCCACCTTTTTCCGACACTCCTATTTGAAAACCACTTTCACCTTGAATGTTTGCTAAAATACCAAGAGCGTGTACATGAGAAACTCCTAGTTGTCTGATATAAGCATATGCTGCTTGAGGATTAAGAGTTCCAGAAGAAGTTGTTTCTGGTCCAGTATAAGTAGGAACTCCAGAAACTCCTGGTTGTTGAGTGGAGTCAGGAAACATTGTTTCTTGTCTATCTTCACCAAGTCCTGGTGCCTGTTCACCAGTTTCTAATGATTCTGTAAGTGGTGTGGTAAAAAGACGAAAAGTTTCTGTAATATCATCACCTAAACCTTGAACTGCTAAATTTAATTCATCAAAAGATTGAGCGACACTCCCTTCACTAAATTCATTAAAATCTAGTCTAACAATTGCGTTAAATGAATTTTTCAAAACATCTCCAAATGATCTGATAATCAATTGCATATTTCCAACCATATCATACATTGCTCTTCCAAAAGTTTCAATTCTAGAGACAAACTCTTGCCCCATAAAAATCCAAGTTGGAAGATTTTCAACAATCCATCCAGCAGTAACAAATCCTAAAAATCCAAGTAGTCTTCCCAAAGGACCCTTATCACTTTTTGATGAAAATGCAAAACCCCTTGCTGGTGATGATGATACTTGTGATGCTTCAACAGCATCTTCACGTTCCCTTCTTTGTGACGCTTCTTCTCTTCTAGCGATTAAAGTTTGGGATCTAGTAAATAAATCTCTTTTAATTCTTGTATTTGTAGCAATAATTCTAGAAATACTACCTACAGATTCGTTTACTGAAGCAACACTTCCCTTTGTTGTTGCTAAAGATTTAGAAATATTCTGAATATTAATTGATGATCTACGAAGAGAATCTGCTACAGTTGCCATATTATGTTACCACATTATAATTTAGTTGTGAATATAAAGCATAAAAATTATCAGGATTAGCAGAATTAATAAAAGGAACGTCAGATAATGGTCCGTTTGTTAACGGCACATTTGCTTGTTGATTTTGACCATTTGAAGTTTTAATCATCGTTAATGATGGTTTTGCCTCTGGTAATTCACCAACTCTTTGTGGTTCTGCTGGTGGTGGAGTTGTTATTTGTGCAGGAATTGCCAAACCTGGAGTAGATTGTTGAGCAGAACTCATTTCTGTTGGCGGGACCATTGGAGTTACACTGCTAGCAGCGGGTGCTTGCAACTTCATTTCATTCCAATCATATCCTTTTGTTTTTGCCCACTCGACTGCCATTTGTTTTTGTTCTGGCGTCATCTTTTCCCATTCACTTTCAATTCTTCCTCTAGCAAAACTATTATTTCTATACTGCCATGCCATTTCAAACTTTTTAACCATTTCCGTACTTGGTTGTGCTTCAGTAGGAGCTGCCGCTGGTGGAGCAGATGGTACTTGTCCCATCATTGAAGTTTGTGGTTTTGCTGTTGCAGGTGGTGCTGATGAAGGTGTTGATTTTGCGAATTCACCAGATGCTGCTTTATTTTTTAATTTTAATGCTTCCTCTACAACAGCAGCTGCTCGTTTTTGAGCATTTGGATCCTTACCAAAAATATTTAATCCAAATGCTTCAGCAATTTCGTCTGCAGCATATCCAATTCCTATTAAACCTTTAACAAGTCTGCCTGGACCAAACATACTCAAAGCAATCATTGCCGTATCAACATACTCACCATTTTTAGCATTCATAAAGGCAGATATTCCACCAAAAAGAGTGCCAAAAATCCCAGAACCTCTACCACTCGGTTTTTGTCCTGGTGGTGGAGAAGAAGGTCTTACTGCTTTAGGCAATAACGCTGCAGCAATAGCAAGAGGTTTTGCAATCAATAATCTACTCAATCCGCGACCAATTCCACCTATTGTTCTCATAACTAATCCAAATCCTGCTTTAATTGCAAGTAGTCCTCCACCAACAATTCCCAAACCTTTAATGATGTTCCACTTAATCTCATTAAAGAGTTTTGTATTTCCTTCTTCTGATGCTTTGATAGCATCTACAGTTTGTTTAGTTAACCATCCACCAAATAGAATACCAAGTGCTGCTCCAATTTTTCCAAATGTATCTGATACTTTTGGTG